GGCGGACAGCGTCGCAACCGGGCTGCGCTTTGTTGTGCCGACGTTCTTTACTGGTGGGCCAATAACGGATGTCGAGGTCAATCTTTCAACACTGATTGTGGGCGGAAGTCTTGTTGCGTCGTCGTCGTTTACTTCTGGCTCGTCTTCGTTCACCATCTACAGCGCGACGGCACCCGCAAATCTTGCAAGGAACGGGCTGATCGTCGCTGGCTCTGCGCCAACGCCGGTCGAGTTTGAGTTTGTTTTTTATGGTGGGTCTGGAGCGGACCTTGTGGCCGGGCAACTAGAGACCTATGTCCGGCTTTCGATCCCACAGAGTACCGGCACGACACTCCCGACGGCATAACCACAAGGACACCCATGCCACGTAAACCTGTCCCCTGGGTCGCCGGTGCAGACTCACACGGGGATATGCGGTGCCCGTCCACGGATCGACGAGGGAGATCATCTACTTCAAGGAGGTTTACAATGCCTCTGCCGTGGCGGGACGTAGAGGACTTGCTGGACGACGTAGACCTTGAACCAAACGACAGAACCTACAGACTGGGGAACCTGTGTCAAAGAAACCTTCGGGCGATCCGGCCAAGCAACTGCGCTCGGCGTTCGCCATTATCGAGGAACACCTGGGCCGCTTCGTGATCGTCAGCGAACCGACGCACAAGGCTGAGTCGGTCAAGCCGCAGGTGATTATCCACGGGCACCCGGACCCGTTTAGCGAGAACGACAAGTTTCTCACCGACCGCCAGCGCACTATGCTTTCGCAGGCATTGAGCATGACCGAGCCGAAGGAAAAGGAGCCGGAGTGATAGACCCAAAAAGCCTGCCCCAGAAGGAGATGGTCGAGTACCTTCGGGGCTTCCCGCTCGACGCGCTCAGCGAGGCGTGCCTTCTGATTGAGCCGGGGATGAAGCGGGCAATCGAAAGCCGGATGCTGGTCCTCATGTCCAAAAGCGTCGCCGAAGGGCGGGTAACGAACTACGACAAGAACTTTGAGATACTCGGCTACCGCGACTTCTCGCCGACGGACTTCCAGCGCATGGCGCAGGCACTAGAGAAGTTCAAGTTGACCGCCGCGATCGAGAGCGTCGGCACGGCGGACGATCAGGTGCTATCGGCACTCCGCAAGTCCGGCAGGCAGGCACGATCGGAACTGCCCGACCCGGCAGACGGTCTAGGGGATAGAGGGTGAGCCTCGACCGCTTCTACGACCCGGACTATACCGCGTCGATGCAGGCGTTCAGGAAGAAGGCACTGGACAGTTTTGCATACTGTGTGTCATACTGCTGGGAAGTCCTCGACCTCCAGAGCAAGGCCGCACTCTCGCCAATCGAACTGGACATGGCGAACTACATCGCCCACGGCCCCTCGCGCCGGTTCCTGTTCGCGTGGCGTGAGAGCGGCAAGTCGATGATCGGCACCCAGTTGTACCCGCTGTGGTACATGCTGAAGTACCCCGACCACAACATCCGCATCCTCAGCAAGTCCGGTGGGCAGGCGCAGAAGTTCGTCGTCGGGATCAAGACGATGATGCAGCAGATACCGCTGTTCCAGCAGTTGATGCCGCCAAAGAACGGCCCGCACCGCAACAACACCACGTTGTTCGACTCGGGCCTTCTGAAACTGCCCAACCGCGAGCCGACGTTGCAGGCGCAGGGGGTCGAGGGCCAACTGGCAGCCGGTCGCCACCACCTCTGCATCATCGACGACGGGGAAACGGATCAGAACTCCATCACGGCGGACGCCAAGGCCGGGCTGCTGAACATCTACTCGCAGGTCTATAACATGGCCTACAAGTCCAACGGGCTTGTGCCGAACCTGCTGGCGATCGGCACCTACAACCCGGCACAGTCGATCTACCCGACGCTGTTCAACAAGGACGCGGGGTACGGCTACGCCGTCCGGTCCTACCCGATCGTCTACCCAACGCACAAGCAAAGGGCGCGGATACCGGGCCTTGCGCCGGTGATCGCGGCCAAGATCGACTCGGGCGAGGCCACGCCGGGCGAGGCGGTCAACCCCGAGCGGTATAGCCCGGAAACGATTGCCGACATCCTCAGCCAGCCCCGCAGTCAGGTCGAGCGGCACTACATAGGTATCCCAGACTCCAGCGGCGACAATGACTTCCCGCTCCGCCTGGGTGATCTGCTGGTCTACCCATGCTCCGAGGGGATCGCCCCGGTGCAACTAGCGTGGGGCGCGACCTCGGGCGACGACCCGACGCTGCTGGACATCCAGACGGTCGGGCAGGCGGGAGACAGGTTCCGCCGCCCGATCTACGCCGACGCGAAGTTCGGGACGCTGATAAACCGCCACGCCCGGATTGACCCGGCAGGTTCGGGCGGGGACGAAACGACGTGCGCCATCGGCGGGACGCTCGGGGGCAAGTTGTTCGTCCAAGAACTTCTGGGCCTTCGGTTCTCGCCGACGGGTGCCGAGCCGGAGGCGACGACCCAGGCGTTACTCCGCACGCCGGACAGCAAGACACCCGTGAGCCGGTCCTACGGGTTGCGGCTGATCGCCCAACGGCTCAAACTTCGCAAGACGACCAGTTGTACGGTCGAGTCCAACGCCGGGGGTGAGTTGTTCGCCCACGCGCTTCAGCAGGAGATCACCCGGATATCGGACCAAGAGTGGTCCTGCCGGGTGGACTGCAAGCCCTCGACGAAGAACAAACAGAGCCGGATCATCGACTCACTGGAAGGGCCGTTCCAGAACCACCAGATTGTGTTTGACCCGACGGTTGCCGCAGACCAAATCCTTCAGGGCCAGTTGGCGATGACCGCCAAGGGCGTGGAGTTGCAGCACGATGACCGGGCGGACGTGCTGGCGTCGTTGGTCAACGACCTCTCGACGCACCTGCACTTCATCCCCGAGCAGGCGGCTCAGGTCGCCAGGGACCGGATACAGGCGTGGGAGGAAGATTCCCGGCCTAGCAAGGACGAGCAGCCGTACACGCTGGGGGGGAGGTTCTTGGGCAGGTCCAGGGCCTACAGCGGGCGTAGTCGGTGGGAGGATTGAACTATCCGGCAGTACCGGATAGTTGGATTCCTGCGACACAAAAACCCCGTTCCCGGGCTTGAAAACGCGGATTCCGGGCTGTCGCGTCGCAAAGGTGCGACAGTCGTGCAGGGTCGGGCTATGATGGGGCAAGGAGCAGCCATGACCACCTCAAACCCAACCGGCAAGCCAACCACCGCGTCAGCCACCACCCCGCCCGGACGGACGATCGCCTTGCCCATCAACCTGTTGGGCAAGGTGTGGCTTCGGTATGTGCCAATCAGCCCTTGATGGGTAGGGGTTTCCAGCAGGTTACACACGGTAACTCGACTTTGAGATCGCCCATTGCGGTTCCCTTGATGGTCTTGAACCAAGTAAAACCCGGACTCCGCCAGTTGGAATGGTTGCCTGGCGGCTCTCTTTTCTCTGTATAGGCGACCTCAACGCTACCGCCCATGTTGATCGTGAACGCCAGCACTTCGACACCCGGATCGGGCAACTTGTCTTCGACCTTGAACCAACTGTCGTTTACCCGATGCTCGACGGTGGGCGGAGTGGTTTGGATACCGCGAGTAAAATCGGGCAGCGGGCGAGGCGCAGTGATCCGCTCCTTCAGATGCTCAGACACCGCCTTGATCGCCGCCAACCGACTTTGGGCTATAGCCCTCTGGAACTCTCCCTCCCCATCAACTAGTGCAGCCTCCCGGTCTTGGGCACGCTCCAGCAGGCCCAGCACGATAACGATGTCGTTGGTGGTCATACCGCCTCCTTACCCCAAGTCTACCCCCCAACCCCGGTGCCGTCCAACGGCTTGATAGGGTTTGCCCCGCCGGGGAGTTTACACACCCGCTACGATCGCCCAGAAGCCTCCCCAATCCCCGGACGGCCCACGGGTGGGCAAAGGGCGCAGAACGCCTCCCCGTCAATCGTGGGGCGATTGTGGGGCAGGTCGGGGGATTGGGTTGCACAGTTCACGAAAGATGGCATCAACCTGCTTCTGGGCCTCACGTTCCCAATGTTTCTGACAGGCAGCAACCCCGAACTCCAAGGTCGGGCATGGTCCGTAGTCCTCGGCTTTCATACGACTTGGCGGAACCACCCGCATCCAGTGGAAGCCGCCACGCCAGAAGTGGACCATGTAGGTAAAACCCTCTAGCGGGTTGGCAACCCATACATCCTGCGCAGCGGGTGCCTGCCCTTCGCCCGTCTCCAGATAAACCCTGGCAAACTCCAACTTCTTCGGTTTCATTGCGCCTCCCTGTGCCCAAGTCTAGCAGCAACTTACAGAGAAGCAAGTTCGGATCACAGGTGATACAACTCCCGCCAGTTCTACCCATGAAACGGGAAAAACGATAGAACTGCGCGCAGAGGTGCAAGGTGAGGCACTTTTGCAGATGACCGAGTTTTCAGATGCGTGTCATTGTGGGGGTATCGATCCAAGGCTGGCCGCGTGCTTCCCCCCTCTACCCCCCCGTCGAGCGTGCCGCGTGTGCCTGCGGTCTGGCAAACCGCGTGCATCCGCTGTGTTTGCTGCACTTCTACGCTCTGTGTGCTGTGTTGTGTGCAGTGTGCGTGCTGCTTCAGCCCGGATTCGTCGAGTGTGTGTGCTACTTGAGAGTGAGTCGCAGCGTACGTGCGCGTGTGCGTTCGTATTACCCTTTTTTCCCTTCCCTTTCTTCCCTTTCCCCAGTCCGGCACACCTTACCCTTTTTTCTTCACGTTCTCTCTGTGCTGCTTTCTCTCTCTGCGTGTGCGTGTGCGTGCATCCGTCCTTGCCAGCACCTTGCACCTGGTGCACGACCCTTGCACCTTTGCGCGTGTGTGCAACCCTTGACAGATGCGTGTAGGAGTCGAGGGTGTTTGCTTCCTTCCTTTGCACCCGAACATACCGGGGGCGGAGGGGGGGGGAGGGGGTGTGGGGGAGGGGTGTTTGGCTTAGCGTGCGTCTTGGGTTGTTTCATGCTTCGTTCCTTCGCATGATTTGCCACTCGCATATATTAGACACTTTATCGGGGTGTTATCGGCCATTCTTGCGCTGTAGATATGCTAACGGAATGCGAGCAAACGTGCTAACTTGATAGGTTGGCAAGAATCTTTGGAAATATCGTGCGGATTGTTGGCATTGTTGCCGATAGTGTGGTATGATAGGTTGTCGGGAATGATCCCGGCCACAATAGGAGTATCGACGATGAGTAAGTACCTTTACCCCAATCGTGCATCAGCCGAGTCTGCATACCGCGATGAGTCTGCCAAGGTTATGGCAGCCGAATGGATGCTTTGCCACAAGCCCGAGTGGACTGGATCAACTGGCAAAATCAAGGGCAGCGACTCGCGCTACACCATGCGGGCATGGGTTCGGTCGTCGGGTTACGTGAACTATGCCATTACTCACGAGTGCGATGGACAGCATCCTAGCACCACGATCGGCACCGACCTCCGCAAAGATGGGGCAGCCCGTGCAGCCATTTACGTACCGGGGCACGATACCGAGTTGTGCGCAGTCCGTGAACTCTGGCACGATGCTCTGGCGTTCGCGTCTGGCGCATTCTAACCACCCCACCCCCGCCACCCTTTACCAAGGCTGGCGCGGATTGTTTCTTCACCACTTTCAGGAGGATCACCAATGCCAAAGCCAGCCGCACGTACCGTTGCCGCGTTCGATCGTATCGCCGGTAGTTCGATGTTCCGAACAGACGGTGCGGATATCGACCTCTGCCCGGCACTGATCGAACTGGCCCAAGCCGTCCATGCCGAGCCGTCCGATAACGATGCGTGGCTTAGCCTTGGCGAGTTTGGGGAGTTCACCTGCCCCGACCTGATCGTAGGGGCATATTGGGCCTTGAGCGAGTGGCATGCGGGCCAGTATTCGCCCGAGTACGCCGCATTGTCCGCGCTGGGCGATGTATTCCAGCCCGGCATGAGTTCGCAGCCCACCGATGACGAACAGCCCGAATACTACCCGTACAAGGCAATCGGCGAATACTTCGCAGCCAAGGCTAGCAAACCAAGGGGGTTGGATTCGGTAGAGGTCTAACCCCACCCGCGCCGGCCCAACGGCCCGCGCGTGTATTCGTTGGCGATGCTGCCAGCGTAAACACAGGAGGATCGAATATGGCACGGAGCGTAACACTGGAAGATGGTACGAAAGCCTATGCATTTGGGCGCGATGGGCTGTACGTCGCTAGCCCGGAGCGCGCGGGCAAGCGTTACCGGGTGAGTGGCTACGACGGTATCGCGTTCTACGTCGCCGGGGCCATCGTCGAACCTACGGAGGTCTACGACGACGAAACAGGCGAGCACGTCGGATACGACTACTGCCCATCCGGTAGCCTTGCGTGCGTGATGGTTGGGGATGACCGGATACACGCAGTAGAGGGGGACGAGGTGGCCGAGATTGGGGAAAATGACTATTGCCACGAGTGCGGGCAGATCGGGTGCAAGCACGATGGGCGATAGCCCACCCCACCCGCGCCGGCCCAACGGCCCGCGCGTGTATTCGTTGGCGATGCTGCCAGCGTAAACACAGGAGGATCGAATATGGTTCCCAATCTGCTAACCCTTCCAGCCCGCATCGTCTCGGAAGCCCGCTCGGGCGTTGCCTTTCACTACATCGAATCTAATGGCTATTCGGATGCCCATAAGCACGAGTTAGCCACTACGCTGGCCAAGGTCGCCGTGGATGCCATGATGCGCGACCCTTGGGCGCGTGTTACTCTGGTAACGGATCAACACCACGGGGTTGGCATCAGCGTAGGGGATAGCAAGGAACGCCCGACGGTTGAACTTCTGCGCATCCCGGCATCGTGGCCGGTAGATCACGCCGCATCGGCCATCCGTAAGGAACTGTCTCGGGTGCCGATCTATCGCAACCACACCACCTAACCCACCCTGCCCCCGCCTGAAAAGGCTGGCGCAGGCTTCCCGCGTGCAATGCCGCACGAGGATACCAGGAGTAGGAACCGTGAACATTGGCGAACATAAAACGCTGGAAAGTGCCGTATCGACTATGCAAATGCTCCGTGGGTGCAAACCCTTCCAATACTCGGGCAAATGGCACGTTGCCGTAACACTGGACGGCCAAGGCGTTGCCTACCGCAACCGCCACGACTTATCGCGCCGCATGGCTAAAGACATCCAGGCAACCGCGCAGGGCTGCGGCTCCTACCGCGTGGCAACGGTTGGCTAACCCATCCGGCGCGGCCTAACCGCCGCGCCCGATCTTCACCGGCCCTAATGCGGGGCCGGCGCACTTTCAGGAGTAGGAACAATGGGAACGATCACGAAAACGAATGAGCGGCAGGCCAGGCGGCTTTTGGTGGCGGCAACGATCGCCAAGCGGTCTACGGCGTGCTCCCCGTGGGGCGCGGCCACAGATGCGGCCCGGCTCCGCACCCTTGCCAAGCGGCTGGACACCTACAACGAGGCGGTGTGTAACCGGCCAATGTCCGAACGCGAATACAAGGCGGCGGATGGTTGGCAGCGCGAGGTGGAGCGGATCGCCCACCTCCACGGCGCATCGGTTCACTTCGGCGGCGACCCGCGCGGCCCAGCGGTGCGGCTCTATTGGCCCGACATGATCCCCGCTGGCGGCGACCCCGACACCTACTCGGATCGGATGCTACCCGTCGAGATCGACTAAACAAGGCTGGCGCACCCCACCGGGTCCGCCAACCATTCGCACTACGTGAGGGTAAGGAGTAAGGACAATGCAAAAAATATCCCCGGACACATTGATACGGCTGATGCTGGCAACCGCTCGGCAACCATGCACAAAAAGTAGCGACGATGAGTGGTGTCTGGAGATGCTAAAACTGTGCGAGACATTTTACAACCAAGGAGCAAACGACCTTGCCATCGTGCGGGATAGGCTGGACGAGTTAGAATCAGAATGCCGGGTAGCCCTTCGCGTCGTAGAGGGTCCGAATATGCCAAATGGTGCGGCAAAACTTCAACTGATAACGGTTCTTGCGGGCGCAATCAGCAAGGCCAGCGCATGATCCCCGCCCCATCCCCCCACGGGGGGAGCGGGCCGCAATCACGCGGATAGGAGCAAGGAAATGGACAAGGTTAGCAAGGCTGGCGGACACACACCGGGCGATTGGCGGGTCAGCCGTGGAGCGGGCGGCGACCCGTTCTCTATCGAGGCTTCGACGCGAACCATCGCGGCTATCAAAACCGTGCGTGATGAGTCTGAAGCCAACGCTCGCCTAATCGCCGCCGCGCCCGATCTGCTTGCGGCACTGGACGAACTGCTGTACCACCGCCGCTACCCAAGCGGGTTCCTGTCCCAACCGGCCATCACACGCAACGCCAAGATCGAAGCCGCCGCCAGCGCCGCCATCGCCAAGGCCACCGGCGCGGAAGGGGGTGGGGAGTGAAGAAGCCAACCGAAACAGAGGAACAAACAGTAGAAAGGCTGGCGCGTACTCTGCCTGCGTCCGCGCTGCGTCGGTACGTCCGCGTCGCCAGATGGACGGCGTGCAATCTGCGGGAGAAAAAAGCATCGGCCCACAAGATAGCGTACTGGGACAGCCTTGTAGACGTTTACACGCTTGCCGCTTGCCGAGCCTCAGCCCCCACCACCTAACACCCTCCCCGCCACCCTCAAACGAGGCTGGCGCGGATTCACCCCTTACAGGAGATTCGCAATGTGCAAGACGAACGACGTATTCATCCTGAGAGATTCGGCCTGCGTCGAAGAACTCCCCGCGCCGCGAGATGGCCGCTGGGTCGCCCGCTGGCTGGTCCTCGGCGATCAGGGGCACGACTACACCGTCGCCAAAGACGCGGCGGGCTGCTGGGGCTGCTCCTGCCCGCGATGGAAGTTCAAGCGAGAGGAGTGTAAACACATCGCCCGCGTGGCGGATTGGCTTCGCACGGAAACCTACTGGGTGTCGATCATGACCAAGGCTCGCGGCATGGTCCGGTGGTGCCCGAAAACCGCGCACAAGTCGCTGGACGGCGCGCGGGCCGAGGCGATCAAGTTGCGCACACAACGCCGCCGACAGGTCCGTATCGAGGTCAAGCACTTTGACCGCGAACCCACCGCGTTTACTTCCCGCTGATCCCTACGCGCCACGCCCTAGCGGGCCTGGCGCGGATTATAAACGACGACCAGAAAATCACTCTCGCTTACGACCCCACCCACCGCAAGGTGGGGTGCGTGCTGTTGCAGGCAGCCTACGGGCTGGGTTCTGACAGGGGCCTAGTGATGCTGTGGGATACCCAAAAGTGGCTGCTCGCACCGACTCCGACACTCGGAAAGATGACATTCAGCCGCGCCCAGTGGGAAGAAATAGCAAAGTCAGACAACGAAGGGCGGAAGCCCAGAAGGATCACACCATGACAAACACACTTCCACCGTCCGAAACCACTCCCGCACCCGAGAAGAAGATCACCGGCCTGCGCGTGTCGAAACAGCACGCCGCCGAACTCAACGAGGCGCGGGAACTCTACCGCGCTCGGACGAACGTGAGCATCAGCATTAGCGACATGGTGGGCCTGCTGGCACGCCAATACACAAAGGGCAAGGCATGACCACCAGGACCGCACGGGGGCAGACCTACCACACCGGCACCTACCGCGATGCGGAGGGCAAGTTGCACCGCGCCACGCTCGGCAACGTCAAGCACACGACGAAGGCCCAGGCCCGCGCGGAACTGGAAAGGCTGGCGCAGGTTGCCGCGTCCGGCGTGCTGGCCGAAGGCGAGACTCCCACCGTCGAGGACTGGGGGGCGGTCGTCGTCGATCAACTGCTAGCCGGGCGCGAGCCAACCACCGGGCGATCTTACCGCGCAACATTTGCGCATCTTTGCAAATGTTTCACGCCCGAACGCCGCATCGGGACGTTCAGCACCGCCGACGTGCGGGCGTTCATCGAACACCTACGCGCCCAGCCGAACATCGACGGCACGGGCAAGGCGACCGATTGGATGGTGGCCCAGCACTGCCGCAACGCACGCCGGGCCTGGGGGCTGGCGATGCGATACCCCACCGCCGAACGGCCCTACATCGCCCGTAACCCGTTCGCCATGACCGAACTGCCCAACCCGGTACACGACGAGGGGTTCCGATACATCACACTCGACGAGGCTGGCGCGATGCTCGCCGCCTGCCAATCGCCCGCCGAGCGGATCACCCTGGGGCTGGCAAGGCTGGCGGGGCTGCGGTTCAACGAACTGGCGCGGGTGCAGCAAGCAGACTTTGATGGAAAAACGAGGCTGTTATCCATCACGCTCGACCACGAGAGGCGGGGCAAGGGCAGAAGCACCAAGCGGGCGGCGCGTGAGGTTCCGATCTGTCCGGCCCTCTGGCTGCTGGTCGAGGCTGGCGCACCGTTCGACCGGCTCCCGCACCTTGCCGACGGGCGGGCCGCGCGGACATGGATGCGCCGGATCATGGCCCGCGCCAACGTCGAGGGCGTGCGCAAGCCCTTCCACGACCTGCGCAAGTCTCTGGAGAAGGATTGGCTGGACCAGCATGGGATACACGCCTGCCGGTGGCTTGGCAACAGCCCGAGCGTGGCGATCACCCACTACCACCAGACCAGCCGGGCCGATGCCGGGCGGGTTACGGGTGTCAACGATCCGGTCGCCGACTACCAACAGGCGATGGCGCGGCTTGTGGATAACGTGAAAAATCTGGCGCGGGCTTGAATCTTTTTTGGACGCGGTTACACTCTGGATGAAGGCTGTTCGTTTCGCTCCGCTCTCCCGATGGTGCAAGCCACCGGGAGGGTTTTATGGACCCAGAGGCTTTGAGTCTGATCGTCAAGAACGCGGTCGAGTCCGCTATCGACGCGAAGATTGGCGAGATGCGGGCCGCAATCCTCGAAGGCGAGTCGTACATCACGCTGGCCGAGGCCGCGCGGATGATCCGGGGGACGATCGGGGCAATCCAGCGAGCGAAGAACGACGGGCTGCTCGAAACCCGCAACACCGGGCGGATGGTGGTAACGACGCGCCAATGGGTGAGGGACTTCGTAGACCGCCGTTCGGCCCGCCTGCGTGAGATCAAGCGGGGGTTTAGGCGGAAGGTCAAGGATGAGGAAGCACCGAAGAAGAAGGACCACGGGAACCCGCTGGTCGGTGTCAAGGACAAAGCGGGCGCGCTCTCAAGATGAACAACGCGCCGCCCCATCCCCCCAAGCCGAGAGGCAGCCGGGGGATTTATGAAGAAGCCCGTCTACAAGATGATGGCGCAACTCATGCGCGGTCTGGAGGCCGGGCGTGAGAAAAATAAAAAAATCTCGACCTTTTCCTTGACTTCGCCCCGAATGTATCCGATACTCCCCTTGTCCGCGATGCTTCTTGACGGGTCAGCATCGCATCCTCGGCAGCCTACACCAATGGACTGACATCGAGGCGACCGGCACCGTGTCTAGGTGTCGAGATGACCTGAGCGAAAGACGCTCATGGATACGAACAACAAAGTTGATGGACCGAACGGGACAGAGGGCACCCCCGCGAGTACCAGTAGAGACCCGTCAGTCATTCCTGGGGAAACGGGGGTGCCCTCTACCCCGGACACCAAATGGATGACCGAAGGCGTTGATCCGTTTGACGGGATGCTCCCCGCCGACGTGCGGGAGGGTGTCGTTTACCAGATGCGTGATGGGCGACCATACCCGTTGCCCAACATCAAGCGGCTCGACACCACGATGCGGCCCATGCCCGACACTGTGGGCAAGGCGATCGAGCGGGCAAAAGACAAGATCGACTACGACGCGGCGGATATCGGCGTGGCCGCTGTGGTGCTGGCCCAGGGCATCAACCCCGGCGGGTCGAAGGCTGGGCGGGAGCGGTTGGTGGATGCGGTTACGGCTGCTGAGAAATCGACACCACTTGAAGCGTTCAGGGAGGGCTACGCGATGGGATATTCCCACGCCTTTCACGAGGCAGAAGTAGAAGGCTCATTGAATCGCATCGTAGAGATGGCGAGTGAGATTCGGGCGAAACTAACTGCGGGCCAACCGAAGGCGTGTGGCACATGAACCAGACGAAGCACACGCCGGAGCCGTGGGTTTACGGTGGAATGGTAAAGGCTGAAGCGGCGCAGGCGTACGAAGCGTTCTCGCCGTGGATTGAAAATGCTGGTCCACGAACAACGACCGTAGGTAAAAGCGTCTGTATCGTCGATGCGGATATGAAACGGCTGGTCGCCTGTGTCAACGCCTGCGCCGGCATGACCGACCCCGAGAAGGAGGTCGCGGAGTTGAGGAAGCAGCGGGATGAACTGCACGCTGCCTGCGCAGCCACCTACGTGCTGATGGAATGGCTAGACACGCAGGACGACGACACTGGATTTTTACCGCGAGAGATTGCAAACTGGCTGGTTGATATGTGGCCCGAGATGCGGGCTATTTCTGGGCCAATGAAATACACACATGCAGTTGATAGGGCTTTCATCAAGATTGGGAAATCCATTGGAATGAAGGTCGGACAGTTCAATGAGACTTCGATCCGGGAAGCCTTGGGCACTATTGATGCCATCAAGAACGCAGGAGGTGGGCAATGACAATGATAGACAGAGACAACGATCGGAAAAACCACGCTTACCTTATGTCAGCAAACAAGGACATCGAAGAACTGGTAAAAATGCTTCGGGCCGAAACGGCTAGGCGGCAGAAACTAGAGGCGATCGTTCGCAGCATGGGGCCAAAGCCCAGGCTCTGCATCTGGCTAAAGTTGGCTGCACTGTTCAACATCTCCGGCGCGGGCATGGTCTACTTATCCGCGATCCGCATTGCCGTGGTCGATCAAAGCGGCCCCGTCCTTCCGTGGCTGTTGGTGTTGCTGGGGTCGGCGTGCTTGATGGTCGCTATCGGTTGCATCCGAGAAGCACACAGGAGCAACCCATGACCCCTACCTGCCCCAAGTGCAACAGCCGCGATTGGACCGTCGAGCGAACCGACGACGGCGTACCCGACGACTCACCCTACGGCGGGGCGAGGTACTTCACGCTCGGAGCGTGCGGGGAGTGTGGGTACTCAGAAGTAATCCCCAACCATCGCATCACCAAAGAACAGGCCCCCGTTTTACTCTCTGACCTGCGGCGAATGAGCGACCTACAGCAGATGATTGTTGAGCAAATGCCGGACGACCAGACTTGACAGGCACCCCCACCCCACGCGGGAACGCGCGGGCTGGGATTCAATGACGACGACCATTACCAACCCGCTGCCAGGGCTTCACACGGTACACTACGAGGTCTACCGCCAGTGGCAAGCCGTCAACGCTTCGAGCCTGAAGCACGCCCTTCGTTCGTGGGCGCACTTCCGGCACGAGTTGGACGCGCCGCCAGTGGAAACCGACGCGCTCCGTCTGGGCCGGGCGTTCCACATGGCCCTGCTGGAGCCTGACCGTGCGGCATCGCTGATCGTCTGCCCGCCCAAGTTTGACCGCCGCACGAAGGACGGCAAGGCCACAGCCGAGGCGTTCGAGGCGACGCTTACGCCCGACCACATCCAGGTGGACGCGATCGAACGCGAGGACATGGGCCGGATGCGGGCACAGATCATGGACAACCCCGAGGCCCGGCTGCTCTTGACCAACGCGAGAGGTGTCAATGAGCAGTCGGTGCTGTGGTGCGATAAGGCAACGGGCATCGAGTGCAAGGGCCGGATCGACCGGCTACTCGAAACCCGCAGTGCCCGCATCGTCATCGACATCAAGACGGCTGCGGACGCTTCGCCCAAAAGGTTTGCGGCGGACGCGATCAAGTACGGATACGACGTGCAGGCCGCACACTATGCCGACGCGATCCGCACGCTGCACGCCGACAGTAAGCCTGTGGACTTCGTTTGGATCGTCGTCGAGAAAGCCGCACCGTTCGCCGTCATGGTTTACCGGGCGAGCGAGCCGGACTGCCAGCCGGACATGATGACGTTCGGCCAGTCGCGGCGGGGCAAGTTGCTCCGCGAGTTGAGGGCGTGCCGGGAGAACAACAAGTGGCCGGGCTACGGCGAGGGCATCCTGCCCCTGCGCGTCCCGGCTTGGGAAGCAAGCAAGATGGAGGTTGGCGATGAGTAATCCGAAAGACTTGGACGTAAAAGAAATGACCGTGCCGGAGTTGTGTGATGTTCTCCGGGATCAAGACGATTGGGAGGGCGGCGTTACCGCTGAACTATCGGCCAAGCAGAATGAGTGCGAATCGGAAATCATTCGCCGAATCGAAAACGCGAAGGGGTTGGCCCGTGTACGAAACACGCTAACGGAGCCGCCGACAGGTGAATACTCGGTGATTGCCTACGACAGCAGCGCGGCCAACTGGAAAGAGGTCGATACGACCAGGGTTCTAAGCACACCCATAAATCCACCGATGGAAGGATACCCATTCTGGATACCACGCCCCCTGTTTGATGGAGTGCCCAATGAGTAATCTGACTGTGAAGGACCGCGAGGACTTGGTTCAGCGGGTGAGCGAGTTGGTCCCGGCTGACATGATGAAGTGGTCGCCAGCCGAGATCGTGCTGATCCGCGAGCGCACGCCCGAGAAGGTGGACAACACCGCTTTTCTAGGGTTCCTACTGGTTGCGGCGCGTGCCGGGTTGAACCCCATCGAAAACGACATCTACGCCCTGCCGTACTTTGACAAACAGAAACAGCGCACCGTAACGAGCATCATCACCGGCATTGGTGGTATCCGCAAGACGGCCCAGCGCACGGGCCGATACCTTGGCATGACGGCCCCAGTCTACTACGACAGCAAGGGCAACGGGACAGAGATTTGGGTGGGCGGTGGTCCGCCGCACGCCGTCAAGATCGGTGTTCGCGTTCGGGATTGTGCCGAGCCTACTTGGGCGATTGTTTACTGGAGCGAGTACGGCGGCACCGAGCAGCAGTGGAAGTGGAAGCCAGTCCACATGCTGACGAAGGTTGCTGAGGCCCACGCGCTCCGCAAAGTGTTCCCCGAGTGCGGCGGTCTGTACGAGGAAGCCGAGGCCGACGCGATCCAGGGCCGCAAGCCGGTCGAGAACACGGCTGGCACCATCGACCTGTCCGCCGAGTTGCGGGAGGTTGAGGCACCGAAGCCCGTGCGTGAGGTTGTGGACGAGGTGAAGCCTGCACGCGCACCCAGCAAGCCCGCGCCGAAGATGCCGATTGACCCGACCGAGTTTGTCCAAGCGGTCGAGGACACCTGCTATGGTCGCGGCCTTGACAGCACCACGCCCGGCTGGTTGCTAGCCAAAGAGGTGCAGCACCGCAAGGTGGCGGACATCCACGGCACGACCACTGCCCAGCGGCAAGCATTCTGGGACAAGTTGCACGACGGCGGCTACGACCAGTACGGCGCGCCAGAGGGGAGGGCTGGCAAGTGAAGCAGCACACCCTCAGATTCCGCCCCACGATCCAGCAGCGGTTCGAGGCGTTCCACGCGGAGAACCCCCAAGTCTTTACTTGGTTCCGCCGCTTCGCGTCCGAGTTGTTGGACGCGGGGCACGAGAGGCTATCGGCTGATATGCTGATGCACCGGGTCCGCTTTGAGGTGGCGCGGCATTGGGCGAAGTCGGACGGGTGGAAGATCAACAACGATCTGGTAGCGTCCTACGCCCGCGAGTTGATGCGGGAGCCGAGGTTTGCGGGTGTGTTCGAGACGCGGAGGAGGAAAACGGCATGAGGCGTAAGAAACTGAAGAATCTAACGGTGTGCATGGGTTGTGGTCGCAAAGACACGGCGCACCCGAGCGGGATATGCGGCGACTGCACGGGCAGCCACCACAACGAAAACGCCCATGCGGACAGGAGGCGGAAGCCCAGGAGCCTCAACGAGGACGGGACCAAGCGTGTGGTGGCACCCGGCCCGGCACCGGACGAGAACGACGGGATCGACCTGGACAACAACGATGGTTGACTTTGGACCTGCGGCGGCGTGGACGGCGACACGCGAATGGAGCAGAACGAATAAGCCACGTTGCTCCGCTAATACCAGCCGGTTCGACTCCGGCCCGCGGGTTTGGACAACGCCCCACAGGGGCAGAAAGTGAGATGGAAGATGATCTTTGCATTGCCGGTGGTTGGTTGGATTCTTGGCTTTGTGTTCTACGCCCTCTTGTCTATCCCCACCTACTTCCTCTGGAATGGGCTGGCACCGACCTACTTCCCATTCCTTCCGCAACTGTGGCTCAAAATCCCCTTCTGGGACATGGTGTGGCTCTTCTGCCTGCTCAGCATCGTCCGGTCTTTTGTGTTCCCCATTTCCACTTCCACTGAAGCGTCGGCATCGGCTTCGGTTGATCGCAAGCGTTGACCCCCACGCGGGGGATTGAGGACACAGGAGGCAGTATGAAACCACACCGCTACTACGGCACCGACTTCGCAAAGAAGCGCACGCGCAGCATCGCGGGCAAGCGGGCCAAGAAGAACGGCGAGTCTTTTGAGGACCGGCTCGACACAGAGCACAATACCTACCGCACCAAAGGCAGGGCCGTCATCGACCGGCTCGGCCCGAGGACGGCGGGTAGCCCCAAGAAACTGCGGTACGTCGCGCGTGCGCCGATCGACTTCTCGGGGACGATCGCCGGTGGCCGGTCGGTCTACCTGGAGGCCAAGTCCACAAGCCTGCTGGAGAGCGGCAACCCCGTGGGCACGCTGGGGATACGGCACGGCGGATTGAACCCCGAGCAGGTGCAGGAGTTGGTTCGGCGATCGAATATGGACGCGCTCTGCCTTGTCCTCTGGTGGAACGGCGTGCAGTGCGGGGTGTTCATCGTAACGAACCAGTGGTTCGAGGCGGGGGTCGGGACGGGGATCGCGGCGGATCGGTTCGAGTGGCTTCCCAGTGGGTCGATCGACTGGCTGAGCGTGGTGCCTAACCACCCGACGGGGCTTGCGGCGTTAGCGGTCAACAAGGAGCGGATGCTGGCGGGCATGGAGACGGAGAAGTTGAAGCACCAGATCAGGATGCTGGGAGGTGTGGTATGACCCGACAAGAACGCACAGAGTTGAAGGGGCGCTCGTGCGGTCGCAGTTCCCCAATGGGATGCTGGGGCGGAAGGAGGGTGTGGCGTGAGTGATGCAGAATACTCAAAGATTTGGGTGGATGTTCATATCGCCCTTCGGGGTGCTGTGGAGGAGGAGTTGGCCCGCCAGTGCGCGGCGAAGTTGGGCCGAGTGGGTGTTCATGAGCTGCTTGGAGGCTCTTCCCAGGGGCTGTCTGAACGGATACAAGAACTCTCAGACAATCTGAGGAACAAGGACGCGGAGATTTCAGTGCTGTATCGGGCGATCGTGGTCCTGGCGGCATCCGCGCGGCTTGGGAACGAACTGAGCGAGTACGCCGCTGCCTCAGAGTTGGAGAACACCCCTGAGTTTCTAGAGGGGCTGATCGAGCAGTGCCAGGGTGTGCAGGATGCGTACCGCCGAGTCGACGACAACCTGGTTGCCGCCGCGGCCGTGAAGATCACGCAGGGTGGTGCGGAGGCGGGCGGGGACGCCCGCCCCACCGGTGCACTGCCCACCGAAGAAACTGGAGTCAAGGCATGAGCGATAAACCATTTGATCCGAGGGCCATTCCCTACCGGGCACACTACGACCGGCTGATGACGTTCGCTACCAGCGTTCTCAGCAGAGATGCCGAGATGACTCAGAACATCCAGGAACTTCTCAAAGAGGACGCAAGGGAGAAGATCAAACTGCCACCCGACGGCAACGACTTCCCGCG